GGGAATTCAGTAGAAGCTCCTCTTCTTGAGATGTTGGAGAGGATGCACACGGATCGGTGGAAAGTCTTTAAGACTTGCAGGCATTGGATGGAGGAAAAGAGGATGTATCACAGAGACCTGAACATGAAAATCGTGAAATATGCAGACGACGTGATTTCAGCCTCTAGATATGCCTATATGATGCGCCGCCACGCGATTACGCCTTATTTTAAAGTCAAGTCTAAGCCGGTCCCAATCGGAGCATCAAATTGGTAACTGAAACCCAGAATCAGCCGGTTAAGAAACGGAAGATCAGGGCTTCTGATTGGCAGGAAGTAGAAGATTTCCTCAAGAAGGAACTCGGGCGTAGGAAAGACTCTGACTTCAGAAAAGACCACGAAACGATCTGGAAAGAGGTAGATCGTCAAATCTCCATGAAGCCGATGATGAGATATATGCCAGACGGCAAGGAGGCTCCGCGTGACTGGAGGTCTGCTTTTGAATTAGGCGAACTGTCCAAAGCTTCTGAGATCATTACGGCTGACGTGATGAGGCTTATCTTTCCAGCTAATAGGACATGGTTTGAGAGTCACGTAAAGGCTCCAGTAAAACTTGATCCGCAGACCGGAAAGGCTCTTCAAGTAGATCAGAAGCTCCAGCAGAAGGCTGATGCAGTTTATAGGTCTCTACTTGCACAACAGCACTTAGACTTTGGCCTGCGTGCCAGAGTTGAACTTTCGGTCAAAGAGTCTTTGCATCATGGTTCTTTCGTGGCTACTTGTGAATGGGAGACGCAGAACAAGATTTACGATGGTAAGGGAGTTGAGTCTCTAGAGGCTCCTGTTTGGAAGCCGCACAGTATGTGGAACTGCTATCCAGACTCAAGTCCAGCTGTAATCCCGGATGGGGCGATCTTCTACACCGGCTCCATGATGATAGTTTCGTATATGCCGCGCTACAAGGTATTAGCCTTGAAAGGCGATGGATATATGAACATCTCGAATACCAAGATTCCGAAACGTAAGAATACGAACAAGGATGTCGATACTGATGATATAGAGCTTGTTACGTATTACGGAGACTTAACGATTGAACGAGATGACGGAGATATCTTTCTCCCGAATTCCAAGTGTATTACAGCGAATGAAACGATCATCTTCTATGCGCCGAATGAGATGCCGTTTCCGCAAGTGATTTACATGGGGTATGAAAGACAGGACGTTAGAGACCCTTACTTTACAAGTCCCATAGTCAAGAACTCGCCGATGCAGAAAATGACCACGATCCTTGCCAACTTCTTTGTTGATGGTGTGGACCTGTGGACAAGACCTCCGGGCACTTATGATGGGAACGATGCTTATCTTGTGAGGCAGGGCGGACCCAATTTAGCTCCTGGTTCCATGACGCCATCTAAAGGCTCGAACAAGGTCACGTTCATGCAAGTCGGAGACCCGAAGGCTGCTCTGCAGGGCGTTCAATTCGGCTTGCAGAAGATCGAGGAAGGGACGGCGGTCAATGCGATCAGGTCAGGAGCATCCGATGCCGACCGCAAAACTGCTACTGAAGTAACGAATACTCAACAGTCAGGAGAAGTCAGGACGGTTGACTTCGTATCCAAGATCGAGCCATCTGGCTTGAGGCGCTTTCTCTATATGCAGCATGAATTCAACCTGAAATATATGAAGGACTATTCCTTCTATTGCCCTGAAAAAGAGCTGCCTGATTTCATTTCATTGCAGAAGAAAGACCTTCCGCAGACCGTACATTTTGAAATCGTAGGCTCCAAAGGCGTCTTGGGTGAACAACGTAGAGCCCAGCAAATGACGGCGGTGACGGCCTTTGCTTCCGGCAACCCCCTATTTGCGCCTCTACTGAACGCTCCTCAAATCCTGATCGATATGTATGAGGATGCTGGGGTGAAGGGTGCTGAGACTTATGTCAACACACAGCAACCTCAGATTCCTCCTCAAGTTCAACAACAGATGCAACAGATGCAGCAACAGCTTCAGGAAATGGGCCAAGAACTACAGAAGGCCAAGTCTGGAGAAGCTGCTGCTATGGCGAAAATCGATATTCAGAAGCGCGAGGCCGAGGCCAACTTTGCCATCGAAAGGGCAAGACTTGAGATTGAAAAAGCTCAAGCCATGTCTGCAATGAAAGCTGACGCTGCTGATATTGTCAGGAAGGCGAATGAATCCATTGCCAAGCTTGAAATAGACCGCAAGGACACTGAAGCGAGATTCGCCCTAGAGGCAGCATCGGTCAAAAAAGAGTTCCAGCTTGAACAGCAGCGCATTAATGACCAGCGTGCACTTGATAAGCAGGAAATGGACGCCAAAATCGCTCTGGCAGAACAAAAAGCGACCGAACGTGCTGCGGCACAGCCGCCCAAGAAAGTCAAGATCAAGCGGACCCAAGATGGTTATGAGGTCAACTGATGGGCCTGTCAGTCAGCCACAGCCTTTCGGCCACTACTCCGAATGATCCTGCCTATGAGATACAGCCCAAGCACTGGAATTCAGGGCACATCTATACCTTAAACGCTGTTGGTTCTGAAGTATCCGGGGCGTTTGGCAATGGCGGCGGAGTAAGTTTCGGCCTTTCGGCAGACGGTTTCATCACCGCCGCTGCGCCAACTGGCGCTCCCAGTCCGATCAACTTCTCGGCAGGCACGACCTCCAGCAATATTGGTAGCGTTGTGTTCAGTAATAGTGGTGGGGTCAGCTTTGGCCTCAACGCATCGACAATCACAGCCACGGTTGCAACCAACTATCAAAGTCAGGGTGCCTACCTGACGACTGCTGATCTTTCTGCGAACAGTTCAAAATATGTCCAGAACTGGAAACTGACGGCTAACACTTCAGGCACTACTTCTTCCGCTCAAGGCACCGATTTATGGCTTGCAGGCGGGAATGGCGTCACGCTCTCAGGCAATAGCAATACGATCTCTTTTTCGGTCGCCACTAACTATCAGAGCCAAGGCGCATATCTGACGACCGCGATGCAAAGCAATGCGGCTACGATCTCGAACATCAATCTGTCGGCTGGGACAACATCCAACAATCTCTCAGCGTTCGTGCTGAGCAACAGCAATAATTTCAGTTTCGGACTGAATGGGAGTACCGTAACGGCGAGCTACACAGTTCCCACCGTCACGAATAGCTCTATGACGGTCAGCGATGCCGCGACCTCCGGTACATTGGCGAGAATCGCATTCACCAACCTGAACGGGGTGACTCTAAGCCTTTCTACCGGCGCTGGTGGCTCGCACACAATTGTTGGAAGCCACAACGCCTTAACCTCACAGTCCACGCAGTATCAGGCGATGACCCTTGCCGGGAATACGGCTGGGACCACTACTTTCAATGCCTCTAACAACGCGACTTTGTTCTTCAATGGCGGGAACAATATTACGTTGTCGGGGAATGGTTCAACCGTAACGATCATCGGCCCAAGCCCGGGTGCAGGAGTTGCGGCGGGCATAAGCAACACTGGAAACACGGCTGGAAATACTGGGACGGTTTCTTCCGGGACGCTCGTTTTTGCGGCATCTGGAGGCATAACAGCAAGCGAATCTACTGCTGCAGGCCAGTCAACGCTATGGTTTTCGGTAGCTGCTCCAATAGCACAGACGAATCAGACGGTCGGTCTCTACGCGCTCGGTAATACGACGCAGAATTCCAGCACCACGTTGGACGCGAGGACGATGTCCTTCAACGGACTCGGGGCAGCTACGTGGGGATACTCCAATGGTTCGATTCAGGTTTCTGTCCCAGCTACCTCTAGTATAGTCGGGACAAGCGGGATTTCAGTCAGCACGGCGGGAAGCACAATTTCCATACTGCCTAAACCCTTGAGCGCGTGGGACCCCTATCCCATTATTACTGGAACGGGAACATCCAGTCACGCTCCTGCCTCTTTCTGGTTCAGCAAGATGAATCTGGACTGGGATGTTGCGGTGAGCTATGCGAATGTCCTGAAGTCACTGAATGTAAGTGCGCCGGGGATGAGTTCCCAGAACTCGTCAGCAACGAACAAGTTTTCATATTCCCATGGGCTGACTTTCTTTACTCGGCAGGATTTTGGTGCAAATTCCACCAACATGAGCCAGTGGACGACGGCGAGTTTCGGAATGACCGGAACTCTGTCGCAGTCCTCAAGCTCCGCAAGCGTGGCTTTGAGTTGGGTAACGAATTCGACTGGCGGAACGACCTCTTTCAGTACGACGAGCGGATCAAACCTCTGGACAAACTTCTTCACCGGGATGCAGATGTTCCGCATTCCGCTTGTAACGACCCTGACGCCGGGAGAGTATTTCATCGGTCAGGCGCATTCAAGCACAACAGCTACGGTGGGCAGCAATTTCACGCTTATAAGTGTGAGCAATTTGCATATCGCTCCGCAGTCCAATACATTTGCGACCATTACAAGCAGTGGGTCTCTTGGAGCAAGTTCTCCTGAAGGGCTTGGTATAGGCGTAGCTTCCGCAGTCACAACCAACAACACAATGGCAATATCGGTGATCTCAGCTGGGACGCAGAACTGGTGGTATATGAATTTCAGCAATACCTAGAGGAGAGATCATGGCAACTAGCTATCACAAGAATATCGACGGTCAGGCTACGACTATTGACGCGACGGCGACAACAACGATTACCTTCCCTTGCGACAATCTAGTCACTGTTCTATACGAAATTACTACTGTCGCAATCAGTCCGGATAACAACAATCAAAAGGCATGGTCGCAAGTTGTAGTAGCAAAGAGAGTCAATGGAGGTGTAGCTATCAATGGAAGCCTCTCCAATTTGCTTTCTCCAATAGGAGACCTAGGCGCAACGACTTGGACTGTTCAAGCCACCACTAGCGGGAATAATCTGGTCATGCAGGTAGTAGGGCAGGCCGCGACGAAAATAAACTGGTTCATGTCCATCTGGGCTACTTGCGTGATGGGTGATTAGTGGCCTATACCAGCACTTTCCCGCTAACCGAGAACCCGATCAGCGAGGGCGGGGTATGGCTCCAGCACAATACCAACCGAGCAAAGGTCCTGACGACAGGCGGAAATGCCTTCGGGACTGGAACTAACAACGACGGCTATGCCTATCTCGCAGGGTTTGGTGATTCAATTATTGAAACTACGATCTTTCGTGACGCCACTCTTTCCGACTCGGAGCCCAATTCCTACGAGTTCGAACATCTCCATCGAGTAACAGATACTGCTGGCACAACGGCATGCTATGAACTGGATTGCTCCTACGGCGGCGGTTTTAACCTTGTTCGCTGGTCTGGTGCTACAGGTTTCGCCGTGCTTTCCAACTTGATTACGGATGCGAATTTCTTCCCGGACGGTGGTGGGGGTCAATGGCGTGATGGGTACAGGTTCAAGAGTGAACTTGTAACCGCAACGAGCACCATCAATATTTATGCTGATTCCGGTAGTGGCTATGTCAAGTTCTTCCACTACGTTCTTGGCGCTGATACGGTCAATGACAATCCTCCTTTATCGACTGGCGACCCGGCGCTTGCACTTTTCACCACTATCGGAAGTTCCAATCTGCTTGGGTTCAAAGATGTGACGATCACTCCAAACGCCGCAAGCAATCAACTCGCATGGATAAAAGCATGAAGCAAGCCATTGGCAGGCACAACGAGAACATCCAGCAATCGACCGCCAGGATAATTGAAGGCGGAACTTGGAAGCGCCAGCGTGTGGTCATGCTGATCCCGGCGGGCGAGATGATTCCCACGAAGGTATATCTGAATCATTGCTCGCTGATTTTTCCTCCTAACCAGCCCGCTTACAGACTGGCGACTGAGGACTTGGAGGTCGGCGAAGCTTTCAGCACTTCAATACAAGGGATACTAGATCATCCAGAGTTCAGCAAGTGGGAATTTCTGCTAACGATCGAGCATGACAATCTCGCTCCCAGTGATGGGATAGTCGCACTCATTAAACACATGGAGGCTCATCCAGAACTCTCAGTCATAGGGGGCCTATATTGGACGAAGGGCGAGGGTGGAGTCCCGCAGATATGGGGCGACCCCAAAGACGCTATCCCGAACTATAGACCTCAACCACCTGATCCCAATGGTGGTCTGGTGGAGTGTTGCGGAACAGGAATGGGTTTCACGCTCTGGCGACTCAAGATATTTAAGGACGAGAGGCTCAGAAAGCCATGGTTCAAGACTGTGGCCGATTCAACCGGCGTGGGCACTCAGGACCTCTACTTCTGGGGCGACGCTAGAAAATACGGATATCGATGCGCGATAGCCTGTGACGTGAAGGTTGGACATCTGGACCACATTGGCGCGTTTGGTCCAAAAGGAATGGTATGGTAAGTCATTACACCTCTATAATAGTGTCTCACATTAAGGAAGCACTATGGCATTGTCGCCAGCGGAAAGAAGTGCGAGATATAGAGCGAAGGACATCGAGGCTTTTAGAGCTAAGAAGCGTGCCCTTACGAAAACGCCTAAGCATCGTGACAAAAGAACAGAGTACATGCGCAAATATCGCGCGGAGCACAGGGAAGCCTTTAACAAGATGTGTAAAGAATCCCATAACAGGATTCGAAGAAACCGAACACCGGAAGCAAGGCACGACCAGCATTTGCGATCTCGTTATGGAATAACGCGAGAAGATTTTTTGCGCATTCTAAAAGACCAAGGAGAAATGTGTTTGATTTGCGAAACGAAAACGTCCGGAGGGAGAAATTGGCATATGGATCATTGCCACAAAACTGGAAAACTTAGATCAATTCTTTGTAATTCCTGTAATCCGCACCTTGGATGGTACGAAAAGAATGCGGTCAAAGTTCACGAATACCTAAAGGCGCATGCATGAAACGCAAACTCAAACCTGTTGAAGTCGTCGCGCCTCTCAAGCTCGATCTTGGTTGCGGCAAGAATAAAAAACAAGGGTTTGTTGGCGTTGACGTTCTAAAGTTCGATGGGGTAGATGAAGTTTTAGACCTCTCCAAGCCATGGCCGTGGAAAGACGATTCAGTGAGCGAGGTTCACAGTTCTCATTTCCTCGAACACTTGACCGGCGAGCAACGAATTGGATTCTTCAATGAGCTTTACCGAGTCCTCCAAAAAGACGCAAAGGCTACGATCATCACTCCGCACTGGCGCTCGGGGAGAGCCTATGGCGATCTCACGCATCAATGGCCGCCAGTAGTCGAATTCTTCTGGTACTACTTGGACAAGAACTGGCGTGCAGCAAATGCTCCGCACCTCGCGCTCAACTGCGACTTCGCCTGCACATGGGGTTACAGCCTTGCTCATCCATGGCCACTCAAGAATCAAGAGGCGCAAGCGTATGCTCTCCAGCATTACTGCGAGGTCGCCCAAGACATGATTTGCACGGCGGCCAAAAGAGTGCAATGAATCTTACCCTCATAGGGCATGGCTATATTGGCTCTGCTATTGCCAAACGTCTTGACTCGCAAGGCACTGGATTTGTCTGGTATCACCACGATGAACCTTGGGTTGCTTGTGGTGGAGCGATCATCAACGCTGCTGGATTTACAGGCTCCCCTAATGTCGATGCTTGTGAAAATCAGAAGGCAGATTGCTTACGTGGCAATGTCCTTTGGCCGCTGGAAGTACAGCGTCGTTCCTGCGGGCTTCCGGTAATTCATATCTCAAGCGGATGCGTCTACAATGGATACGAAAAGGAATGGACGGAGGAGGATGCGCCGAATTTCGATTTCAGCAATGGCTCGTTCTATTCAGGTTCGAAGGCGCTCGCGCAGGAAGCGCTGAGGCCATTCATGAACCGTTCATCCCTGCTCAGAATCAGGATGCCTTTTGGCAGCGAACCGCATTCCAAGAATTATCTGACTAAGCTTGCGACTTATCCTAAGCTGATTGACGTGCGAAACTCGCTCTCGCGCGTATCGGATGTGGTAGATGTTGCGCTCCATTTCGCCTTCGAGAAGCCGCAGGCAGGAATCTACAATGTCTGCAATCCTGGTGCGGTCACGACAAGCGAGGTGGCGGACAAACTTGGATTGACCAAAAAATGGTTCACCGCCGAGGAGTTCAAGGCATCGGTCAAGGCCCCGAGATCGAACTGTGTTCTAGACACGCGCAAATTGCAAAAAGTGTTTCCGATTGCGCCCCTATCCATTGCACTCGATGAGGCTGTCGCAGCCTATAAGGAGTTCAAGGAGGCTGCCTGATGGCGAATTTCGCTTATCAGGTAACTGGTGCGTTTCAAGGCAATGGACAGTTTGCGTTTCAAGGTTCAGTTGATGCGATTGCTACGTCCGTTGGCGGTGGTGCGTCTGGAGCAAAACGCTATCGTCAACCTCCATGGTGGGGCGATGAGAAGAAAAAGAAACTACTCAAGAAAGTCGAGGCTGTTCAGCTTCAGATCGAAAAGAAGCGCGAGCAGATTGACTTCGCTCCGGACCTATTCAGGATTCAGAGACTGATCGAGCAGATTGCCGAGCTTCAGAAGCGCATGATGAAATTGCTCGAACAGATAGAAGAATTGAATAAGTTAGCTGGTGATGAGGAGGCCATGCTTGTCTATACGATCTACAGGAGCCTGCATTGATTTTGCAAGAAGCGTTAGGAGATGTTGAATACAGGAGACTTCTGAATAAAATGAAGGATGCTCGTCCCACTGTTCCTGCGTGGGACGGAAAGTCTGACAATACGGACGATTGGAAGCACAAATCGGCCATGCAGGAAGGGTTTGACCTTTGTTTGGCTACTTTCGGAATATCACTTTAGGAGATTCAAATGACAGAGCAAATGCAGCAGAGCACCAAGCCTGCTGACACCACGGCTCCGGCAGCGACCACAACCGCCCCGGCAGTTCCAGCAGCAACGCCTCTTGAGAAGGTCTATACAGACTTCAAGATCGAGGCAGACGCGGCAGAATTCAAACCGCAACCCAAGCAGGATAGTCCTCAAGTTCAAGCTCCTGTAGCGCCAAAAGTTCCCGATCCTTTCGATCCGAACTTCGGTGCTTATCAGCAGCAATTGGCTACTGGACTGACTGCATTGAACCAAAACCTCGCGGACACACAGGCTAGGCTCACCAATATGCAGCAACAGCTTACCTACGAACGCACAGAGGCAGATATCAAGCAGGCCGTTGGCACCATCGTTGAGAAGTCAGGTTTGAAACCTTCCATTGCGGAGGTTGCTTTGCAGGCGAAAGCCAGAGATGACCCAAGATTCCGGGCGATTTGGAATAACAGGGCTAAAAACCCTGTAGCTCTCAAGGCTGCTTTGAGCGCCGTTGCAGATGAGTTTCAGGCGGAGTTCACTGTCAAGCAAGACCCTCAATTGGTAGAGAACCAACGTGCCGTTCAGGCTTCAAGAAACGCAATGGCTACTACCCAGAAACAGACGGATCAGGATAAATGGACTGGAATGACGCCTAATGAAAGACAGGCCGAAGTTCAACGAATGATTCGCGGAGGTAGATAGCCTCTTAGGAGAGGCACTTGGCTTTACTTCAATCAAACTTTGCATCAACAGTACCAGCACCGGTAAATTTCGTGCTGATGGAGACTTTGCTCTCCGCAGCGCGAAAGCGGCTCCCGTACTTTAACGGGACATTGCCGGGTAGCCTGGAAAAGGCTCAAGGTGCGGCATCGGTCAAATGGCGTCGTATTGAGAACCTTACAGCAGTAACCACGGCACTTACCGAGTCAACGGAAGCAACAACGCCAGCTTTTGGTAATGGTCGAAGCACAGTAAGACCTACCATTACGGACGTAACGGTTGCTATCCAGAAATTCGGTAACGGTATCAGCCTTACTGAAGAAATCGACCTCTTTAACGTCAATAGCAACTCAGCTGCTCTGATGGATACTTTGGGGGCAAATGCTGGGGAGTCTTTGAATACGTTGATGAGGAACATCTTCGACGGTGAGTCCGTAATCGTGCGGTTCGGGAATGGCTCTGCTGGAACACCAGCGGCTAGCTATTCTTCGGTGGCGGAGGCAATCAACCTGAACGACATCCGTTTTTCGGTTAATGCACTCAACCGCAATTCAGCGATGAAGTTCACCCCCGCAGGATTTGGGTCTCAGAATATCGGGACCTCGCCCATTCGTCAGTCGTTCTACGGTATTTGCCATGTGGACGTGGAAGAAGAAATCCGCGCCCTTACTGGTTTTATCCCCGTAGAGCAGTATGGCGGATATACGGAGACTGAACCGGGTGAGTTCGGGGCTGTAGGCGGCGTAAGGTGGTGTTCGACTGAGATTGCACCAATCATCTCGGACGGGTCCACTGAGTCCGCTGCGGCTGCTGGATTCCACGGTAGCACTTCCATTCTGCATGACGTTTACTCGACCTTCATCTATGGCCGGGAAGCGGTAGGTTCAATTGGTTTGGGTGAAAACCATGCCAAGGAAATCTACATGATGTACGACAGAGTTCCTACGGTGGAACTGATCTACCACAAGCCGGGAAGTTCCGGTATTGCCGATCCATACAATGAAGTCGGGTCGCTGACGTGGAAGTCCTGGTTTGCCGGTAAGAGACTCAATGAGAACTGGATCGCAAAGATTCAGACTCTCAGCAAGAAATACTAACGGCGGTTCCCCCGACCATTTCTTTCCCCTTCATGGTCGGGGGTTTTTTAAGGATGTCCATGGATCAGTTTGAACTCGCAAGGCAGAAGACAGAATTACGCGAAGCGCGCAAGGCGAGATATGCCTCCACTCTTGAGGCCGAAATTAAATCAACCCCAATGCCAGCTCCAGTCAGTGATCCGTTTAATTCTCTCAGAGTCATCAATGAAAAGCCACGAAAGAACGGTGTTTTTACCATCAGCGTTGATATGCCGCACGCTCAATTTACCTTCAGTCTGGTGAAGGAAAGCATCCTCTCTCACGCTCCCAAAAATAGACTTACTGAGTCTGAGATCAGGAAACATATCATTCAGGGATTGAAACCGCTTCTAGGAGGGATAGATTGAATTTCCTTTCCGGTGTGACGAGGATCATGCGTATCGAAGGCATCCTTCGAGGTGATACTGATGCGCCCACGACTTTCTCGGACCTTCAGCATGGCGCAACTATTAACCTCGCCCAGATAGCCATTCAGGACGAATTGAACGAACTGACCTCGGATGCGCTTTTGCCTTATGAGAAGAAAACTACTGGAAGCATTGTGACAGTTCAAGGAACCAGAAGTTATGCGCTTGCTACTGACTTCATCAGGTTCTTCGGCAGGGCAATGCTTTTTTGTTCTGCTGATAGCTTTGAGATGTTTGAGTATCCTGGTGGAGAAGATAGAATCAAAATTCTCTACTTCGATTACAAAACCACGCAAAATCTTCCTATTCATTTCTACTTTGAAGCTACGACTACAAAGCAGATTTCGTTCTGGCCTGTGCCTCAATCGGCAAAGACGTACATCTACGATTATGAAGGTGATGTCTCGGTGACTAATGCAACCGATACTTTACCTTTCCACAACGAACAAGAGGCTCAAGCGTTTTGCAGACTTGCTGCCAGACGTTTTAAATATCTCTACCAAGGGCTGAACATAGCCGACATAGATCAGGATAGCGAGCATATGAAAGCAAAAGCGGTTCTGGCTGACATGATTGTCGGCAAGAACCCATCGAAAAACTATGCTCCCGTTTATAGATGA